TGCAGAAAAAATACTCGGTGTCACTTTGATGAGGTGGCAACGGCGTGTGCTTGCCGGGATGACGGCATACAACGTGGTGGATGGCCGCGAGGTGTGGGTGCATCGAGTTGGTTACTTGTCGGTGGCCAGACAAAACGGCAAAACAAAAGGCTGCCTAGCGCCGCTTATCGGTTGGTGGCTTGCCACTCAAGGCAGTGCACGTGGCGAGAAACAACTAGTGATCTCGGTCAGTCACAAACTTGATCTAGCCACTGTTTTGTTTAATTATCTTGCACCAATTCTTGAGGCAAAGTTTGGTGCAACTGTGATCTGGTCTTATGGCCGCCAAGTGCTCACAATGCCAGACGGCTCGCAGTGGATGCCACGCGCTGCCACGCCGGGTGTTGGTCACGGGTACACCTGTGATCTTGTAGCAATTGATGAGTGGTGGGCAGTAAGTGCTGAGGCAGTGGACTCAGGCTTAATGCCTACAATGCGAACACGCAAAAACTGTTTGCTTGCAGGTTTCAGCACGGCTGGCGATGCCTCATCCAAAAGCATGTTGCGTTGGCGAGAGCAAGGTTTGCGCGCTGTGGACTCAGGCAAAAACACCTCGCTCTACTTTGCCGAGTTCAGCCCACCGATTATGGACTACATGACCCAAGAGGCGTGGGCCTATTCCAACCCTGCATTGTCTGAGGGATTACTAGATATGAGCGTGATCGAGGCAGAGTCACAGTCACCAGATCGCAACAGTTTCTTGCGCGCCTCAGTCAACATCTTTGTGCAATCTCAACACTCTTGGATTGAGCCGGGCCAATTCACTGAACTAGCCAACGATCTACCCATGCCCAATGGCGGTGTGCTGGCCATTGAGACAGCCGTTGACGAGTCACGCTATGTGGGAGTGCGCGCCGTACAAGACGGCCAATACACGCGCTGCCATATTGCCTTTGTCGTGGACACAATCAAAGAAATGTGGGATGCAGTCGCGCTGGAGATCGAGCAATCGCCAACACTCAAACTGGCTCTAGTGCCATCCATTGACCTGCATTGCCCACCGATTTATGCGCACCGCAAGACGGTTGTTGGTCATCGTGAGGTAGTCAAGTGGACAGGCGCGGTACGTGCACTTATTACAGAGAAACGGATAAGCCACGCAGGGCAAGCACAATTGATTGATCAAGTTGAGCGCGCTGTCGCAGTTAAACACAACGGTGTACTTACGTTGTCTAGCACCAGATCACCGGGCGATATCTCAGCGTGTCGAGCAATGGTCTTTGCAGTCGCTCTTGCCTCAAAACCTATCTTTGCAAACAAGCCCACGATCATCAGCGTTTAGCCTCTAATGTGTTATTGGCATCGGCCTGATGCTTGCTTATCGTCGGGATACCGCATCGCATACCGGGCCGATGCCACCACAAACTAGACAGATTGTGACACACTAAGAGCATGGCCATATTCTCTAAAACTAAAGCGGCGATCTCACCACCGCCAACTAAAGCCGCTGCCGCTGGCTCAAGTTATGGTGGCAATCAAGGTGCTGCAATGGTGGGCCAGTATTACACCTACACAGAGGGTGCACTTTTTGCTCAAGCCATGAGCGTGCCAACTATTGCGCGCGCACAACAATTGATCTCGTCAGTTATTGCATCAATGAAATTAAAGATGTACACAGAGATGTGGAACGGCGAGGAAATGGAACAAGTGCCTCTCGCACCTAGATCTTGGCTGAAACGGATTGACAGGGTAAACACAAACAACCATATTTTGTCTTGGACAGTTTCGGATCTCATGATGTTTGGTCGAGCCTTTTGGTACATCACAGAGCGCACTGCCGATGGCTACCCTGCCGCTTTTACACGTTTACCAGCCGCAATGTGCAACACAATGGATCAAGCAGGCGTACCGTCTGGCGTATGGTTTGCACCATCAAAACAAGTGTATTTTAACGGCGGCGAAATAAACCCTAACGATCTTGTGCAGTTTCTTAACGGTCAGCCGGGCATTGTTTACTCATCGGCTAAAGCAATTGCAACATCTATCAAACTTGAGGATGCACGTTATCGCAATGCGTCTAGTGCAATACCGGCTGGAGTATTGCAAGTGCAGGCTGGATCAGAGCCACTTTCCAGCACCGAACTTGCAGACTTGGCCGCATCGTTTAACGCAGCGCGCGCCACTAACCAAACGGCAGCGCTATCACCAGAGGTGCACTACATCGAGACAGCCACATCACCAGACAAGATGCTCTTAGTTGACTCGGCAGAGTTTCAGGCTATGGAGATGTCTCGCGTGTGTGGCGTACCTGCATACTTACTAAATATCTCGGTTGGCTCATACGCCTATACCAATAGCACTGAGGCACGCCAAGACTTGTGGACATTTGGCTGCAAACAGATTGCAGAGTGCATTACACAAACATTGTCTGCCAATAACATTTTGCCAAACAATACTTGCGTTGAGTTTGACATTGACGATTTTATTGATGGCGATCTGATGGAAAAAGAAGAGATGGAAGAGATGCCACAACCGCCACGTAACAATGGTGTACCGTACTCATCATGATTAAATTGATTGCATCACAGGTAACGATTGACGCAGCCGCTGGCGAGACAGGCCGCCGCGAGATCACTGGTATTGCCGTTCCCTACGGTGTAGCCGCAACCGTTTCTGATGGTACGTCAGTAATTTTTCAGCCGGGCAGTCTGCCAGTTGAGGGTAAAGCGCCACGCCTGTTTATGTACCACGATGCCTCTATGCCAGTAGGCATTGTTACCGAGCGCGTGGACACACCAGAGGGCATGATGTTTACCGCCAAAATTAGTGCCAGCACTCAGGGCCAAGATGCCATGATCATGCTGCAAGAAACCGTTATTGATCAGGTCAGCGTTGGTGTAAATCCACGCAAATTCTCGTATGACGAAAACGGCACAATGATCATCGAGTCAGCCGATTGGACAGAGTTATCGCTAGTGCCCATCGGCGCATTTGGAGATATGGCCAACATTGCCACAGTCGCTGCGAGTATCCCACAACCAGAGCAAGAAATAAGTACTATAGAAACAGAACCTACACAGGAGACAGAAACCATGAGCGAAGTAACACCAGTCGAGGCAGTAGAGGCAACCATCCCAACTGCACCACTTTACGCACAAGCAAAACGCACATTTAAGATGCCAACACCCGGCGAATACCTTGCAGCATTGCACGCAGGTGGAGACACTTTCCACAACGTAAACGCCGCATACAAGGATGCAGTCAAGTTGCAACAGACAGCATTGCAAGCCGCCGCTGGTGACATCCTCACTACCGATACACCGGGTCTCTTGCCAGTGCCAGTACTTGGGCCACTATTCCAAGATCTCAACTTTGTGCGACCAGTTGTCACCGCGTTTGGTGCACGCTCAATGCCAAACACACCTAGCAAAACTTTTGTTAGGCCAACAATTACCACGCACACAAGCGCTGCAACTCAGACTGAGGGCAGTGCAGTAAGTGCAACCACAATGGTGATCGCATCTAACACCGTTACAAAAACAACGGTTGCTGGTCAAGTAACAATTACTCGACAAGACATGGACTTTACAGATCCAGCATCAATGAACTTGATTCTTAACGATCTTGCTGGTGAGTACTTGATTAAGACTGATGACGTTGCAGCCGATGCACTTGTTTCCGGCAAGACTGCATCAGGATCAACATGGACTGTCACCGCTGGTGATCCAACATCGTTGATCAGTTCTTTGTATGACGCAGCACGCGAAATTGCAGAGGACAGCAATTACTTCCCAACACACTTGTGCGTGTCACCAGATGTGTGGGAAAAGTTGGGTGCACAGTTGGACAGCAACAAGCGACCAGTTTTGGGTTATGTCACCGATGGCATCATGGGCCAAAACTCAATTGGCAAAGTTGGCGGCATGGGCTACAACAACATGAACGTAATGGGCTTGCAATTGGTTGTTGATAACAACTTTGCATCTGGCACGATGCTTGTTGTTTACGCACCGGGCTTTGAGATCTACGAGGCTCAACAAGGCATCTTGTCAGTTGACAATCCATCAACACTTAGCAAGACGTTCTCTTACTACGGTTACTTCTCAACATTTGTTGCCAAGTCATCGTTTATTCAGGGCATCGTAATCGCTTAGTCTGTAGCGGACTTAGACCGCTATGGCAACTTATACCAGCGCCACTAAACAATTAATTGGTAACTACGCGTGCATCAGCACGCTTGAGCCAACAGAGATTGCTATAGGCGAAAGCATCACGGTTAGTGGATTGGCTGCGCCGTTCGCAGGCACGTTTAAGGTACTTGACCTACCTCAATACGAGTTCACTGGCGTTGACTCAACTACTGGCGAGTTTCTTTTTAATGTAAACGAGCCTCGACCTAACCAAATCATTTATGCGTGCACAGGTACAAACGTCAATTTTGTGGTTGACTATTCTGGCACGATCACTTACACGCAAGTGTGCACGTGGGTGTCCGCAAGCGATGTCGAGGATTATCTCGGCATAGGCACAGCAACGGCCGCAGACGCAGCGTTTCTTACGATCTGTGCGGCAGCAGCGTCAGCGTTCTGTTTTCTCAGACGGCAAGAGGCAGGCTACAAAGACTCACTAACGGTGTTGCCATCAACTGCCGTAGGTCTCGGCACACGCGCTTATGGTGCGTTTCTGTATCGCCAGCGCGGCTCGGTAAGTGACTTCGCCTCGTTTGATGGCATGGTATCTGGTGGGTCTAACGGACTTAGCCCGATGATCAAACAGTTGCTAGGTGTCAACCGCGCACAGGTTGCCTAATGCCCACACCAGTTGTTTACACCGATCTGTTTAATCAGTCGCTAGACGCATTGTCAGCCACTCTCAGCGCCGTTACAGGTCTTGTGGTGGTAACAGACCCACGCAATATCCAGCCGCCTTGTGTGTTCATTGACGCGCCATCTTTTACAGGTTTTAGCCGGGCCGTATTTACGCTGTCGTATCCGGTCAGATTGTTGACTCTTGGGCCGGGCAACTTAGATGCACAACGCAGCCTGATGAACTTGGCGGCCAAAGTTGTTAGCGCCAATATTGGTGTCACGGATGGTAGGCCAACTATTGCCATCATCGGTGGCAGCGAGTTAGCAGCGTATGATCTAAACATCAATGTGCAGGCACAAAGTTAGGACAACTACATGGCATACGTTATTGCATCATCAAGATTAGGCAAGGTAGGCGATGTGTTTGAGCCTGCTAATGGCATTAATGTTGAGGCGCTAATCGAGGGTGGGTTTATCAAATCCACCAGCAAGAGCACAAAATCTGATAAACCTATTAAAGACACCAACGAGGAGTAACCCACATGGCCACCAGCACTTACCTATCAAACCCAGTAATCACAATTAACGCAGTTGACTTGACCGATCAGTGCAACTCGGCTGTACTCACTCGCGTGATTGAGAGTTTGGAAAGCACATCGTTTGGAAAAACCAACCGCTCATACGTGGGCGGTTTGGAAAACAGCACTTTGACAGTTTCACTCATGAATAGTTTTGCGGCCACAGAAACTTATGCGACACTTGCCGCATTGGTCGGCACAGCCACAACGATCACACTCAAACCAACCAGCGCTGCAACCAGCGCCACAAACCCATTGTCAACATTGACAGGCTGCTACCTAGAAACGCTACCAATTGTTAACGGCCAACTCGGCGCGTTAGATGTCATTGATTTGGTATTTACTGGTGGAGCGTACACAGTAGCAACAAGTTAATTCTCGCCGGCAACGGCCCGACACGAAAGAGGCAAGATGCAATTAAGACTCAAAGCCACGTTTAACGATGGCACTGTAAACGAGGTTGTAACCAATCTCTCAACCGTTGTTGCATGGGAACGCAAGTACAAACGCAAAGCGTCAGAGATGGCATCGGGTATTGGTGTCGAGGATTTGGCCTACTTGTGTTACGAGGCAACGCGTGCATCTGGTACAACTGTGCCGGGCACGCTTGACCAGTTCATTGCGTTGCTTGCCAACATTGATGTACTGGAGACACAAGACCCAAAAGCGGTCACGGCTCAGTAAGGCGCGCGCTGGCAGAGATCGTTGTTGCCACCGGTTACTGGCCGTCAGAGATTACATTTGAGGCAGATGATATGAACGCCGTGATTGAGATACTTAACAAGCAGCGCGGCGGTCGCTAATGCCAGCCGTGCCAGTGCACTCGGTCAACATTGCTGGTGTGCAACAAACACTCAAAGCGCTGAACACATTTGATAATCGTTACCGCCGCCAAGTAACCAAAGACATTAAAGCCGCAGGCGATCAGATCATTAATGAGGCTCGATCAATGGTCGCGCATTTTGACAACTCGTTAAACAACGGCGCGCCTTTGTCTGGCATGGTACGAGGCCGTGAGAAAAATTGGAAAACAACCGCAGTACAGGCAGGGTTTAAGGTCAAGGTTGGTGTGCGCGCAAGCAAAGAGCGTTACGTCAATTACCAGCGTGGCGGCATCCCTAGTGGCCCTAAAGGCAGAGGCACTACAGGCACGTACACAGAGCAGGTTGCCTACGGGTCTAAGCCTTACCAGT